TTCGAAGGAGTGTTTCGCGAGATCCATATCAAGGTATTTAACACCGGTAAATTGGAGATACCAGGAATTTTAAATACGGAAATACTGTCTGTTGTCAAGCAAATGTTGCTCGATTGCTTATCTCCGTATATCAAAAGCCCTGCGTTCTATGTAGATACCGAAAAAGAAGATAACGTATTAATCAATTCGAACTTCAATTGCGGATACTATATCAATCGCGACAAATTATACTCGATTTTGCGAAGCAACAAGTATCGCATAGAGACCGCATATGACCCATGTAGCTATCCTGGTGTAAAATGCAAGTTCTACTTCAACACCGAGTTGGGGTTTGACACGACGAAACAGCTGGGACAGCCGGTAAAGGCGGACCGAACAATGAAAATGCACGAATTATGCGATGCAAAACAGTATATTGAAATTTCATTCATGGTTTTTCGAACCGGGAGCTGTTTAATCGTCGGTAATTGTACCGAAAAAATATTATACTATGTCTTTGAATTTATCAAGAAAATTTTGCACGATGAATTCCATGAAATAAACGTGGAAAATGACAGCACCGCAGTGCGGGAGAAAAAAACAAAATTACGCAAGCGTCAAATTACAATGTCAACCGACTACTATAACGCACATATATCTGCATAAGGCGCATTATAAATATAGATTATCCAATGATTGGGTCATACAGCCAGTAAACAAGTTCTTTCATGTTGTTATCTTCTATTTTTTTACGTAAAACACCATTATCCATATAAAACTTTTCAATGAGTAATTCATTAATGTCGGTAATATGATGTAACATGGTGACCTCAAACATCCTGTTTATTTCTGCTAGAAACTCGTAATAGGCGGTAAATGACATTTTCGTGATGCTGCGAATATATTCTAAATATCCACGTGTAATGTCACTATGGTTTGTAAATTTTAGAAGAGATGGCAATAAATGTTTACAAATATTGATTCGGTTTGCAGTGGTAATATGAATATTATCCCAGTGTAGTAAACAGTTCATAAAGCTGTGTGTGCGTTGAAGGGTTGCAATACATTCATTCATGTTAGGTAATATGGGGGTTTGTTGAAGGGAAAATATATTGCCCATGGTATCATTTGTCGATGGAGTCCCATTATCATTAGATTCGAATATAGTTTTCTTGTAAATAAATAAAATGGCATCATTGTGATTTATTGTGAGGGCAAGCCCGTGCTCATGGATTTGTTCCATATATTCGATAAAATATACATATGACTTTTGTGCATAATAATTCGCGTTTTTTACATTGCTATATTTCATTAACATATATTCATAGACCTTGTTGATTATGTTTATTCCAACGTAGAACATGCAATCGTATTGAACCGCGGATGTTTCTGCGGTAAATTTACCAAATGCATCGATATATTCCTGCATAAGATGCATATAAGCATCAATAATATGTTGAGGCGATGTAGGTGTGGGTTGTGTAGTTACGTACGTAGTGGCATGCGCAATGACGCGATTCATTGTATTAAGGTATATGTAGATATTATGCGAGAAAAATACATTTTGTTATAATAAGTATTTAAAGTATTGACTTATTATAAAGATATACTCATATTTAATATGCCTGCTGATATGTCTAACAATAACGTCACCCCTGATGGGTACAGATTACCTGAAATAACAACCATGCAACATGCAGTGAAGTTGTCAATTGTGGAAGATAAGCCGATTATGATGGACTATTGGACAGATTCGATTGAACGTACGGTATTAATCGGCGTAAAAGATACAACCGAGAAGTTGTTGGTAAAGAATGAAGAAGAGTATACTAGCCCGATTTCAAAGATATACAAGGTCGGTAAGGAATATATCATCATGACCGAAAATTCCATCTATTTGGTCGATGTGCAAATCCCAACCAAGCGCATTAGTGCATAAATTGGGAATATTTACATTATTGTTTTCATTAATGTAAATATATAGTCTAAGGTAGCGCGGTTTTTAGTATCTCAATATGTTCAGGCGAAATGGACGTGGGAAACTGTACATCAAACACGATAACTAAATTACCAACATTATTGTCACGTTTCATTCCTAGTCCGGGGACCATTTTTTTATATTGAGGAACGATAACCGTCGGGTTGGTAGCATTGTTTATCGAAAACCGTTTTCCACTTACATGATTTACATCGATGGTGAAGCCACATAGCGATTCCTTCAATGAGATAGTTTTATTGTATATCAAATCTAGTCCGGTGCGAGTAAATAGCTCGTGTTTTGCGACAGATATTTGTATTTGAACGTGCCCTTTTCTAGTATTTACTACATTCCCTTTGTCGTGTAATATGACAGTTTCGCCATGGTTAATGCCGCATGGAATATTGATATATATCGTTTCTACTTCAACCATACGGTCATTATTGTTAATGATAGTTCGCTCAATATCAATTTGGTACACACACCCATTATAACATTGCTCTAACGTTAATTCGATTTGTTTTGTAATTGGCTCTATTACATTTGAAAAATGAAACTGGGTATGAAAATGGCCGGGACGTCCACTTTGAAATATATTGACATGGGGCATACCAGGGATATTATGCATTCCATGCATGCCATTAAACATCATATTAAAAATGTTATTTATATCATTAAATTGGTCAGCATTACCAAATTGTGCCTGTGGGGCCACGTTGTCTTTTGCGTCGTATTGTTTGCGTAGAGCAGGGTCGCCAAGTGTTTCATACGCTTCGTTAATTTTTTGTATTTTTTCTTTTGCGTCTTCACTCGGGTTTCTGTCGGGATGATACTTCAATGATAGAGTTCGATATGCTTTCTTTATATCTGCCTCAGTTGCATCGTTCGAAATACCCAATATATCATAATATGACGACATTCTATAGTATCAATATATATTTTGGGTTTATATAATATTTTAAACAAATGTTATATAAAACTAATGGAACAATATACAGTAAACTACGCGATGTCCATACAAACCACATTTATTGATAAGTACCGACCCTATTATTTAAACGATTTCTGCACAACAGATTCGTTTAAAGGTGCGGTGCGTACTTTAATCTCGGCAGACGAGTTAAATATATTATTTATTGGAAATAGTAATGCCGGTAAAACTACCATGTTAAACGCACTAATACGAGAATATTATGGATTAGGTAAACGCGATTCCTTTCCGGAAAACAATATATTATTTGTGAATAATTTGAAAGAACAGGGCATACAATATTTTCGAAATGATATGAAAACCTTCTGTCAGTCGCGGTCATCTATTTATGGGAAAAAGAAAATAGTAATAATTGACGACATCGATACAATCAACGAACAGAGCCAACAAGTATTTCGCAATTATATCGATAAATATTACAACAATATTCAGTTTATTAGTGTTTGCAGCAATGTCCAAAAGGTCGTTGAAAGTATTCAGTCTAGATTACATATTATTCAAATTCCACCGCCGACACATTCGCAAGTGAAAGAACTCATGAATAAAATAATTGCTGCCGAAAATATTTGCATAGATGACGCATCGAAGTCATATATAATGTCTATTTCAAATCTGTCGATACGAACCATGATTGGGCTACTGGAAAAGATTTATATATATAACAACCCGGTAACAATGGACGTTTGTCTAAAATTATGCTCTATAATTTCGTATACCCAGTTTGACGATTATTTATTAAAACTTAAACAGAATGATTTGTTTGGTGCTATACAAATTATGTATGGACTACATGATTATGGATATTCAGTGATTGATATTTATGATTACTTGTTTTCATATATTAAAACTACAAGCATAATAGACGACGATATAAAATATAAAATAACAAGGCTCTTGTGTAAATATATTACCATTTTCAACATGATACATGAAGATTGCATTGAATTGGCGCTCTTTACTGGGAATGTGTACGAAATATTTACACCATTGAATAAATAATATGATAAATTACATAAAAATATTTATGATACTATGCTAACGTGTAAATGGGAAATATTCTTGTACGAACAAACAACGACATAAAACGTGCAGTGAAATTGTGGTGCAAAGACCCGATTGCTGCAGAAAAAAAGTATGGTCATATAAGCAATTGGGACGTATCGCGCGTGACAAAAATGAAAAAATTATTTGAGAATTGTTACGATTTTAATGATGATATTGGACGGTGGGACGTATCGAATGTGATTACTATGCAAAATATGTTCACTCGTTCGAATTTTAACCGGGATATTGGAAAATGGAACGTCTCAAATGTCACAAATATGGCAAAAATGTTCTTTGATGCGACTTCATTTAATCAGGACATTAGTAAGTGGGACGTCTCAAATGTCAGCGATATGTCGTGCATGTTCTTTGGTGCAACTTCATTTAATCAGGCCGTTGGACCATGGAAAATATCAATTGTGACAAATTTGGGGGGAATGTTCTGGGAAGCGACATCATTCAATCAGGATATTCGCAGGTGGAACATAACATATACAACCAATACGAATGAAATGTTTACTGACTGTCCAATAAGACCTGATTATAGACCAATAAACAAATGGCCTAGTCGTCGTGTCATGAATGTGTAAAATGAAATGATATAGAGATGTTAGACCATTATGTACAATAAACAAAATTACAATGGACGCGATTTTACCAGGTGCAATAACTGATTCGTCCACATATACCCGAACGATTATTGCATCGATTCTCATATCTCTCGTAACATATATGATGAAATTGTTTACTGAACATGAATTCAAATGGATGAGCATGAATGATTTGGAAGAATATTTTACAAATAAACATTCGCTTACAATCGAAGGTGAAAAAATACGAACAATCATGATATGGGGAGGGACCGAGACGAGTGTACTATTTACCCCACGTTTTAACGCGATTTGGAACTTTATCACAAATAATATGCAAGGCAATTACATGATTCGTCGCATGAGAGAAGTATTGAAACCCACAACCGATTCTACAAAACCGACCGAAGAAGTATTTGTAGTGAATCAACATCGTTCTTTTCTTATTGACCCCACTCGCAAAATTTATGCCAAAGTCACGATAGACAACAAAACTGAACGGAATGATAAGATGGATGCATGTCATACGCGTTATATAATCACATTATATTCATATACAGAGCGACTAAAAGACATAATAGATTTTGTAGATAACATGACACATAAGTATATAGCATCACTGCAAACGTTACGCGAAAATAAACAATTCATTTACACATTAGAGCGGGTTCAATACACTGAAGATAGACTATCATGTTGGAGTGAGCATGAGTTCAAAAGCAATTTCATGTTCGATAATATATTCTTCAATGGAAAAAATGAGTTAATTAATAAGTTAGATTTCTTTCTGCATAACAAAGATTGGTATGCCAATTTGGGAATTCCATATACACTTGGTGTTGGATTACATGGCCCGCCGGGTACAGGTAAAACATCTTTGGTAAAATGCATTGCAAATTATACCGGCCGGCATATTATCGCGTTGTCATTAAAACTGATTAAAACGCGAAAACAGTTGTTTGAATTCTTCTATGAACAAATTTACAACAGTAACAATACTACGCCGATTTCGTTTGAAAACAAAATAATTCTATTGGAAGACTTGGATTGTTGCACGAACATTGTATTACAACGCCAATCACATCTGCTTAACGAATACAATGTCGTTGATATGGAAAATCAAGGTCGGTCTACAAACGAAAAATCAAAAAATACAACGGTCGTTTCTGTAAACCCTGAAGAACCCATCACACTTGATGATATCTTAAATTTGTGGGACGGTATACGCGAAACTCCCGGTCGGATAATGATTATTACTAGTAACCATTACGATAAGTTGGACACGGCATTGGTTCGACCTGGACGGATTGATATGACTCTTGAACTAAAAAATGCGGACCGCCAAATCATAGGGGAAATGTATAAACATTTATTTCGAAAAACAATGCCTGCGCGAGTATTATCGAAAATTCCCGATTTTAAATATTCCCCTGCATCTATAATGAATAAGTACATTAGTTGTAAAAATAACAGTGAATTATTTACACGAAGTTTGTTGGAAGATTTGACATAATTCTTTTGTCTGCATATATAGAGAATGTAGTTGTCTCATGATGCCATAGTTGGTTACGAGTAACCCAGATTGAGTGGGTAAAATGAGAGTTCGATTCTCTTGTATGGCAAAATATATATTGTTGTGAAAGTGTTTAGATAAAAGTTCTTGATATATGATATATATCATGAATTTTCTTATGTCCGCGTTTTCAAGACGGCGTCCGTCAAATACCGCACCCATGCAAACGGTATTTACGAAGAGCGAAATTGTTAAACAAAATGCATTAGCGAGTGCATCTGTTGATAAGGATACAGCCGAAATTGTTAAAGTAAATGTATTAGATGAGAAAGAAGCCGCCGAAATGGCCACTGCTATACAAGCTGGTGTCAAGAAGGCAGCTGTAGATGCATATAGAACGGCCGAACGTGAGTCAGCCGAACGTGCTGCCATCGCTGAACTGGCCATCGTTGAACAAGCTGCCGCCGAGAAAGCCGAGGCTGAACGTGTTGCTGCCGAGAAGGCTGAAGCGGAACGTGTTGCTGCCGAGAAGGCTGAAGCGGAACGTGTTGCTGCCGAGAAGGCTGAAGCGGAACGTGTTGCTGCCGAGAAGGCTGAAGCGGAACGTGTTGCTGCCGAGAAGG